CGACACAGGTACATTAAAAGTATATGTAAGAAGTGGAACTGGTGAAGTATCAATTACAGGTTCAGACACTTCACCAACTTTTGTAGCGGCAGAAACATTTACTATTCAAGCAAGTAGTAAAAATTCAGATGTATTAAGTACAGCAGTAACAGTTACAATGAGTGGTACAACAGCAGAAGACTTTGTAAGTGATCTTAATGCGGCAGGTGTTGATAATGTAACAGCAACAGTAACAGACACAGGTGCTGTTAACATCAAACACACACAAGGTGGTGTAATTATATTAAAAGACACTAGTGGAACTCCAGTAGGCGATGCTGGAATTTCAACATCATTGGATAATGTTAGAGCAGGCAATGATTCAGATCTAATTCTAAGTAATTGGGAAGTACTTGCTAACGAAACAGGCTTTAGTGCTAGTTCAACTGCTCCTGGACAAGATCCAGCAGAAGGTACATATTGGTACTACTCAGCAATTGATGAATTTGATATCATGATCAACGATGGTAGTGAATGGAAAGGCTATCAAAACGTAACTAGTGATATTAGAGGCTTTGATTTAAGTGATACAAGTCCAAATGGTCCAATTGTTAGTGCTTCAGAACCAACAGAACAAAGCGACGAATCGGCACTTGTATATGGTGACTTATGGATTGATACAAGTGATTTAGAATCATTCCCTAAGATTTATAGATACGAAGCAGTAGATAGCGTTGATCAGTGGGTTGCTATTGATACAGCAGATCAAACAACAGAAAACGGTATTGTGTTTGCAGATGCAAGATGGGGTGGAAGTGGATCAGTAGATCCAATCTCAGATGATATTCCAACTATCAAGTCTTTACTTACAAGTGATTACTTAGATTTAGATGCTCCAGATCATACTTTATATCCGACAGGAACATTGTTATGGAACACACGTAGAAGTGGATACACAGTTAAACAATTCAAACTTAATTACTTTAACGCATTGGACTTCGATGGTTCATTACCAACAGAGAAGAATGCTTGGGTTAATGCTAGTGGATTAAAAGATGACGGTACTGCTAATATGGGTAGACTTGCACAACGTAGTATTGTTGTAAGTGCTCTTAAGGCGGCTATTGATACTAATACAGATGTTAGAGAAGAGCAAAGAGTTTATAACTTGATTGCTTGTCCTGGATATCCTGAACTAATGACAAACATGGTTGCACTTAACAATGAGCGTAACAACACAGCATTTGTTGTTGGTGATACTCCATTGAGACTAGCAGAGTCAGGAACAGAACTACAAAATTGGTCATCTAACAACAGTGGCAATGGTACTACAACAGGTGATGGGCTTAATGTTAATGACAACTACTTAGGTGTGTTTTATCCAGCAGGTAAGACAAATGATTTAGATGGAACAAGTATTGTTGTACCAGCAAGTCATATGATGCTTAGAACTATTATTAGAAGTGACGATATTTCATATCCTTGGTTAGCACCAGCAGGTACTAGACGTGGTAACATTGATAATGCAAGTGCTATTGGTTATATTGATTCAGAAGGCGAATTTAAGCAAACAGCAGTTAGACAAGGCACAAGAGATACTTTGTATGAAAACAATGTTAATCCAATGACATTTATTCCAGGTACTGGACTTGTTAACTATGGTAACAAAACAACTAAATCTGGATCGGCAATGGATAGAATCAACGTTGCTAGATTAGTTGCTTACATTAGAGGACAAGTAGAAAGTGTTGCTAAACAATTCCTATTTGAGCCAAACGATAAGTTAACAAGAGATGAACTAAAAGGTTCTATCGAAGGTATTATGAATGACTTAGTTGCTAAACGTGGTTTATATGACTACTTAGTAGTATGTGACGAGAGTAACAATACTCCTGCAAGAATTGACAGAAGTGAACTTTACGTTGATATTGCTATTGAACCAGTCAAAGCAGTTGAGTTTGTTTATATTCCAATCAGACTTAAAAATACAGGCGATATAGACGCAGGTCTATAAATAAAACGGCTCGACCAGCA